CTTTCTAGCGAGAAAACGGGAATTAAAAAACGATCTACTATAACCAAAATAGAAGATTTGTTATTAGATATTTATATTCACACCGGTAACCCATGCTATCGTTATTGTATTTGTGCCTTTTTTAGTAAGGAAGATAAAAAACACGCAACTATAGGCCAATGGTATAATTAATTTCTTTTATATTTATACAATGAAAGCAGGGGAAGGTTTTTTCGCTACAAATAATTACGGCGTCTATTTTTATTTAATTGGTAGTTTACTTTTTTATTTACAAATGTGTGATACAAATGATTTTTCTGTAATGAAAACGTCTGGTATTCTACTATTTCTTATTGTAGTATCTGTTTTTTTGGTTTATGTAGTCCAACCTAGATTTAGCTAACGAGCACGCATACGCATCTTTCTACGCTTACGCTGCAATCGCTTTGTACGCTTTTTCTTCCATTTCCAACGAAACATGGAAGTCGCTTTTTTATAACGACAACCACCATGTATATCCAATAATAAATACATCACAAACCTATCTTGCATAACATCTTCAATGATCGCATGATCGTCCTCTAAATAGTCATCCTCAACCATGAGACGTTGTTGGTTTGCCGGTATAAAAAGAATGTCTTCTAATGTATGTTTTAAAGCACGAATACTTTTTTCCGGTGCTATATCCAATGATAGATACTTACCATTTGGTAAGTAAATAATAAAATTTCGCTCTAACATTTCTTTATACTAGACATGTAGAAAGAAATGTTTAAATTCATTCTATATTAAAATCCTGGTGCGTCAGCGAATACTGAAGGAGGTTGCGTTCCTGTAGTGGTTTTAATCACCGTTCCTAAAGGTTTAATTTGATCAATGATAAACATACCTCCTATGGTACTTACAAAAACCATTATAGTATCACGCATGATCTCTTTGATTGCAATATTTTCTTTAGAAACGAATCTCATTTCTATGAATTTAAGCACTACATAAAAAATAGAAATCGTAACCGAAACAATATAAAAGTTTTCCATTTGTAATACCCTAAATTAAAAAAGTATCTATTTACCGCAGTTTATAATATTTAGTTATTGTATATGCCTCCTAGATCACGAAAACATAACCATAAGAAAAATAACACCATTAAATATACATGGGGTATTCATTCTATTACTAGAAAACGTATGAAAACTCATGTTAAACCAAAAAAAAGGTCTAAACGATCCAAGAAAAAACGAAAAAAATACAATGCACGAAGATAATTATATGTATACTATATAATGAATAACAAAGAATCTCTAAAAAAGTTATTATGTATAGTCATATTTGTTATGTTTATCATCCCTCTTATTGACCTACTATTCGCGTATAAAGAATCTTTTAAATGTACTACTTCACCCAGTAAAGATACTACTGCACCAGATATCAGTGGAAGAGCATATATTAATATTAATGGTGTAGATCGTCCTGATGCAATGTGTAAGTATCTAGGCGAGGATGATGAGTGCGATAAATTTTATACAACTGATTCAACTGGTATTAATTATAATTGCATGGATGCTCCTACTAGTTAATATAAGGTTGTAAAATAAATAATACTATAGTTTATAATGAAACACGGTGAACTAAACAAGGCATTATGTATTTTTTTAATAGTGGTAATCGTATTACCCTTATTTAGTAGTTTGTTTAATTCAAAAGAAGGTTTAACTACTAAGACACCATGTATAGTAGATAAATCAACAACAATAACCGTTCATGATATAAACACTAATAAACTTAAACCTGCTTCAAAATATGATAAAGGGGGGTGTGATAAATTAGAAAAAACAGATAAATGTGATGAGTTTTATATGAAATTTGATAAAAAATATCATCCTTGTGAAATATACACAAAAGCGGACCACGATTCATAAAAAAAAATAATAGTATAGTTTATAATGAAAAATAAAGATCTTAAAAAGGTGTGCTGTATATTTTTACTATTTGTAATCATACTTCCATTATTTAGCAATTTTGTTAGTAGCAGAGAAGGAAATACTAATAAAAAACATCATACTAGTCATTGCGTCCCTAATGAGAAAAAAATATTAGAATCTAGTGCCTTAAAAGGTCTCACTGAAGATAAATATCATTGCCATAAACTAACATCCAGTGATAAGTGCTCGGACTATTATACGACCCATAAAGGATCAAATTATGCGTGTATGCTATCAAAGGAAGCATCTTCGTAATCTATTTAAACCTATCGTTAGAATAAGTATAATGGATTTACTAGAAAAAAAGGATAATGAAATTCAAAATCCTTTTTTTAAAGACTTAGTCACTATTATGTCCAACCCACAATTTCGTCACTTCTATAATACCTATTTTACCGATTGGAATGAAATTGAAAGCATGGTGTTTTTTATGAAATTATATTCTACTATTGAATACGAATACCAACAACGCTTTAACCTAACAATTAGCGAGAAAGAAATGGCGAGTATACTTGCAAATGTGATGCAAAATAGCGTAACACGGCAATATGCGCTTGACTTATTCAAAGAATTTAAATCTACGGTTGATTACAAAAAAACAAAACAGTTTAGATCATTACTCGCATTTAATGAACCTCTCGCTATTACTTTACCAGAAAGCGACCCACGACCATAGATATAGTTAGGTGTCATCCGTAGTTGGATTCGTAAAATAGCGATAGTAATGCATCATACACTGTAATCTTACTACCGGTGGTAAACAAGCCCACACTTTTCTTATCATATATAATTCGCCTGCGTCACTATCCGTAGGAATCCTCCACAATATTTTTCTAAAAAAAGCATCCGTATTTTCTTTAGAACTTAAAAATTCTGTTATACTTAGTTTTAATAAGGTATGAATACCTGGTTTACCGTAAGGATGTTCGCGATAGACCTCGTAAAACATTTCAAACATTTTCGTCAATGTTAAATGAAACGTTTTAATATCTTTTACTAGTTCGGCTGGTTGAGGACTGTAACTATAAGGTATAATGTGTTTATCTATAATATCTTTTGGTATTTTAGATAAATCTAACGTCATATAACTATATGTCTAAATAACTTTTTAATTGATTTTGTAGAGATACTATTAAGATCGCTTGCGACGGTGCTTGGTACGCCGGTGATGCTTGGTGCGCCTGTGGTGCTTGGTACGCCGGCGATGCTTGGTACGCCTGTGGTGCTTGGTGCGCCTGTGGTGCTTGGTGCCACCAATCCTCGTCGACGGCGCACCATCCCGAACCTCCTCATCCATGCCTGGTGTCATACCTACCTTCGCGCTAAGTAAAGGGCGTGAGGCCATCCGCCGCGAAGCGGTTGAAGAACGATGACGGTTACCATGACGTGCTGGTGCGGCGGCGCCCCCACCGTCGCCGTTTGAGTTAGTATGTTGAGGGTTCCCGGTGCCGGAGGAGTCATCTGCCAATCCTACCACAGCGCCCTTCCTTGTTAATGCTTTCCAGAGCTTTGTGGATTTTCTTTTGCGGGGACGAGGGGGAGACATTATATAATAAGCAACTATTTTATTCTAAAAGTTTGAATATTTTCTCGCTGGTTTGTATGGCTCCTTCGCACCACCCTTGATTTAAACTAAAACTCTCGCCACCTATAAAAAGATTTTTCCGCATATGAGTTATACTATTATACAACGAACGCTCATTGCAATTGGGTTTCCAGAAATGAATGGCTCCCTTCCAATAATGCGTTTTGGTCCATGTGGGCGGTTTTATCTTTGCGCTTGGATAGGTTTCTTTTACTAATGATTGTACTAGTTTTTTGCTTTGCTTATCATTTAGTTTTCCCCAAAAATCAGCAAAATACCAATCACTATAACTAATTTGCAAGAGTCCCTTCTTTTTGTTAGCAGGTATCACCTGCCGCAACGCGTTATTCACCGTAGCATATTTCACCTTTTCCACCCATTTGTTCTCGCCTTTTTGTACATTATACTTGTGGAATACACGGCATAAACTAATGGGTTCAACACAGTTTAATTTGGTTATCTCTTCTGGATGAAAAGACCGATCCATTTTGGCGAGAACTTGTTGAGGAACCATAAACACCAACTGGCGGGTAATGTAGTGACCGTCCTTTGTATTTACGGTGTAATGTCCGTCTTTATGTTCATTAAAATGAATAACTTCCTTGTTTAAATGAATGGTTACCTTGTCTTGGACGGCTTCCGCTAAACGATCAATGACGCGTTCATAACCATTTTTAAAGAAAAGGATATTTTTGCTATGAAACACTTCATTTTCAATATTTTTTCTCGCCACAACCGAGCTTGCAACTCTAAACTCCCCGGCATATCCATAACAAAACTCAAGAAAGCGAGTGTCTTGGAACCCAACCACTTGAATACATATTTGTTCCAAGGTGTATTGGCGGCAGTAGGTTTCTTTTTTCTTCTCCATAAAGGCAAATACTTTTTTCAATAAGACGATATAGCGTTTGTTTTCGCTTTTTGCCAGGGGTTGCGCCCGACCTTCTTCTCGCAATTCTTTTAGATGGTTTCCTTCGCTATCAAAAGGAAGTTTGTTGGTTTCAATAGTTAATTCCTTTAATAATCGTAGCATGTGTTTTTGGTGATCATAGACCACAGCCCCTCCGGCCTCGTACTTTGTCATTTGTGTTTTTTTGCGTGTTTGGCGAGACCCTTTTTGGAAAGTTTCGAATCGTGAATCAATTAGACCGCCCAATCGGTTGCTTTTTTCCAATAGCATGACTTTTTTAGAGGTTTTGGTGGAAAGTAGATAAGCTAAGTAAAGACCGGATATACCTCCACCCACAATAATGATGTCGTGCATAATATATATATATGTATCTTAGAAGTTAATTTATCATAAATTGATCTTTAAAAAAATGAATTATTTATGATATAATTCACAAATGTCTTCTACCAACTCCCAGATCGTAACCGCACATGCGCTTGAAGCGCAACCTCGAGTAGGCGGTCCTCATTTTAGAAATATTATAAAAAGTGCGCGTGCCAATGGGTCAACATTTATTCCCAATGTTTTAGAACTTACGGATCATCCTTTAAATGATGAGTCAGTTAGGAATTGCGCAGTGAAATCTATACATGAGTGTGATACGTTGCAAGAAATAAGAGTATCAGATGATAGACCGAATGGATTTGAAAATATAACTGAAGAACTACATAAAAATCCATTTAATATGTATCATGAAAGGGATGGACATAGTAATGATGATGAAACATCACAGTTTGGAGGAGGTATGAAAAATGCAGGTATAAATATATCCAATATGATAGAATGTTATACACGCACCAATGATGGTCGTTATTGGAAAGTTACTTTGAATGTTGAAAAACAGAAAATGGAACCAGATTCAGAGTTATCATTTCAACCTGATATACAAAGAATTTCTTATGAAGAATATAAACGTTATCATCCATATGAAGAAGGATCTACTGTAAGATTTTACTCTATACTTTCTATGTATAAATCAAAAAACTACCAAACGTTTACTGATGAAGTGACTAAAGTAATGAAAGACACATATAGAGGAAATCTTAAACAGAAGAAAAACTTTAGATTTACTGTTAATGATGTACCTATTATAACTACACCCTATATTCATGAACATCCAAACATAGCACCTTTAAATCGTACAGGAAAACAATATATTATGGAAAAAGACAATAATTGTTTTATGTATATGAAATCCATTATCGATGGTAAAGAAATTTATTATATCCTTAATAATAATACTAGAATATATGAGAAAGTTAGTGGTGTAAAAAAATTTGGCAAAGTACTTACAGAGAAAAAAAATGATGGATATAAATATGAATATAAAGAAAACGATGATGAAGATCATTGTATTACGTGTGTAAGTACATTTACTAAGTTTGATCCTGATATAGATCTTCCCAAAGGAAATATAAACATAGAAAGAAACGGACGTATCTATGGTAAAATACCAAAACAAGCGCATCATAGAGAATATTATACAAATACACTTGTATCTATGCGTTCAAAACATGTCATATGCGAACTAGGATTAACACACTATAAAAAGATAATTCCAAACCCAGATTCTATGGTTTATAATGCAACTATGAAATGCATTGATATTCTTACTAATGGGTTTAATGCAGATACCAGTACACAAACATTTAAAAATATAATGGAAAAAGCAAAATCTAATGGTATAGATATAACTAGGGTAAAAAAGGAAATTGATGTGAAGATGGAGAAGAAGAAAAACAAAACAAAATCAAAGGGTATGACGCGCGAAGCACCAGCAGCAACACAAGCACCAGCAGCAACACAAGCACCAGCAGCAACACAAGCACCGGCAGCAACACAAGCACCAGCAGCAACACAAGCACCAGCAGCACCGGCAGCAACACAAGCACCAGCAGAGAAAGCAGCAGCAAAGGCAGCAACCAAAACCGAGGAGGAAGTCAAAACCAAATCAAATGACGAAGAAGATGCAAATGGCACAGCAAAAGCAGATAGCGAAGAACATGCAAATATCACAGCAAAAGCAGATCACGAAGAAGATGCGAATGGCGCAGCAAAAGCAGTTCACGAACAAGATGCTAATAGCGAAGAGGATGCAAATAGCGAAGAAGAACTACTAAACTCAAGGTCAGATATATCAGTGAAGGTTAAAACAACTAGGCGACCAGTAAAGGGATATGAACGACTTATTGAAAAAACTGAAAAAGAGATGTGGACGTTTATTGCAGAGTTGACACGCAAATATACGGATACTGAAATTCAAGAAAAAATAGCAAACGCGAGTGACTCGGTAATCCCCGAACTAGCTAAAGCAATAGAAGTGTTTGAAAACTATAGTTAAATATCATTATATACTATATAATGATATCTGTCACAAAACAAGCGTGGAAAAAAATGGGTACTATTTTAGAAAAAGCGCCTGGTGCGCATGGTTTTTTATTTGGTGCTCGTGGTGGCGGATGCAATGGGTTTAATTTTGATTTGTCAGTATTAACCGACGACAATCACGAACAACTCATGATGCAAAAACCTAATTGCGTTTCCAACGGAATTCATAAAGTGTATATAGATCCGTTATCGGAACTATATTTAATAGGGACAACCATAGATTATCAGTTTGAAGATTTTAGCAAAGGTGTCTATGAAAGTAAGTTTGTGTATGGTGTGGATAAAAAAACAACCGCGACGTGTGGTTGTGGAGTATCATTTACGCCGCGTGATTTATAAATCCCATTGTTTTTTAGTTCCTCCGCCGTAGGCATAAGCATATTCATTATCAATTAACCAATTGCTTAGCATATTAGATTGTTTATCGTTAGGGACGTGTTCAGGAAGGAAAACGTCAATCAAAAGACGTCCATATTTATCAAATTTGTAACATTTTATTTTAACAAGTTGGTTTAAAAAGTAAGTTTTCAGTATGTCGCGTACTTTATATCCCATTTCTTTTTCTTTTAGATTTTTAGTTCTTATTTCCGGTGTGTCTACACCCATAACCCGGCAATTCCAGCGATAATATCCTCCGAGTGCATTAAAAACGACGTGCATGGTATCTCCATCATAGATGTATACGATTTTGGCTTCAAATTCATCGCCATTAAATGTCATGTATTCCGTGTTTGCTTTCGTTTTACTTTTTAGTTCTTCGCTCATATATATAATACAATATTATACTAAAGTTAAACCGCACGTATCCATGGATGGTTTTGTTTTATTATCATATGTTCCCACAATAGTTCCTTTATTAGAGCAAATCATTTTATGTTTTCCTTTTATTTTAACATCCTTAAAATGAATATTTGTGCAAGGATTTTCTATACCACATCTCAATACACCATAAGCAGTAAAATGAGAGTGTAGATGAATATGTATATTTTCTAATAAGATGTCTTTTATTTCAACGTATGGATTTACACTAGGCCATAATCCATCTCCAGTACCATCGGGTTCTTTTTGTTGTTGAGGACCTATGTAGATAGGCCATAATAACGCGTGATTGGCGGTCATATTACGATAGGTTATATTTTCAATATAACCTTGTACATTGGTAGCATCGTGTTGACTACCTGTTTTAATATAAATAAATTTGATAGGTAAATCTGTTACTATATTTTGAAATACCACATTGCGTATGCAATGTTGTTTATTAGATGCCACACTTCCAACACTTAACCCCACGCCTTTATAAACATAAATGTTATCAACAACAATATTTTCTGTACAAGACATATTTATACCGTCTAACGAAGGAGTATCATAATCAGCCGGTTTAATGCATATAGCATCATCATAATTTGAAATCATAGAGTCGCGTATATCTATATTTTTCCCGCTAACATCAATACCATCGGTATTAAAAGGAAACATGTCGTGTGGTTCTACCCAAATAGTAATATATTGTACAAGCATAGATAGAATATTTTCACCGTATATGTGAAAACGAGGACCGTTTAGCAGTGTTAAGTTAATTATATTAATGTTTATACAATTTTCCAAATTGAGTATAGTAGGTCTTTGGCGAGAAATCTCTCCGTGAAAAAACGCTTTCCACCAAGTGTATCCTTGTCCGTCGATAACCCCATCTTCATTTGTTTGCGTAATTGTTATATTTTTGCTATCTTGGATATCAATAGCATTTAAATAACTTTGAGTGTCTGGATAATAAGTCCATGCCGATATATTATCATGTAAAAATATATTACCATTGAATTCAATAGTAATATTATACAAATTGTATAGTATATCGTATGGTATAAAATACATATCATCATTTGCATTTAAAAGAATACGATCTCCGGGGTTAGCATTTTGCACCGATTGATAAAACAATGCGCCATTATCTATGGCGGTTTCACTAGATTTTCCTTGCTTAGGGATTAATATAATATCCTTTGCATAACAACTAAACCCGAGTAAAAAAAATATAAGTTTCATAATTATATAGTATACAAGAGCAATTTATTTATATTTATATATATATATAAATGTTAGATACTAAAGAAAAAATAGATGAAGCATTAATTAAATTGGATAAACAATTATTAAAATTAGATACATTATTAATAGATGATAACTCTAATAATAATAATATAAAAATGAATGATATTCGTGATATAAAAAAACATATTTTAGATATACAAATTGCTATAAATGTTCTTAAGCATGAAAATAAACATCTTGAATTAAATGAGCAACAAGGTAAACTAGATGACTTATTAAAAAATATGAATTTATTAAATGAATATAATCATTTATTATTAGAACATTATGAAACAAGCTTATTAAATACAATTTCATTAATTAATCTGATATTTTTACCTTTAGCTGTAATAACAGGTTATTTTGGTATGAATTTTGGTCAGCTGGGTCCTTATGAAAAGTCTAAAAAAGGTATATTGACTATAAAAAATCCAAATATATTTGTGGTAGGAATAATGTGTATCTCTACAGTTGTAGTGTCGTTAATATATTATCTATTAACTATGCATAAATATTAAGGTTTACTTTAAGCCTTTTTTATAGAAAACCAAGTTGATACAAAACTAGTACCCCATGTAACAACGATTGCGCTTATACTATTAAAAGCGTCTGTTGAGGTACGATGAAACCAGTCCAGCGTTTTACAATGCGGTGTTTGAGTCATAATAGGTGTCATGAGATACCCTATAAATGTTTTAGGAGCGCAAAAGTAATGATAGAGTTGAATTGCACCCCAGTGCATGGTATTCCAAAACAAGTAAATTTTTACAGCGGAGAGTGTAGCGGTAAAAGTAGAAGTACTGATAATGGTGATACAAGAATTCATGGTAGGTTACTTTTTTTAGTTTAGATATTTTAAATTCAATTTATGAAATCATTATATAAGCATAGATAGTTATAGTATACCATATGGAAAGTATACAACTTATCCAAGGTGATTGTATTCAACAATTAGATAAAGTAGATGATAAAAGTGTTCAATTGATTTGCATAGATCCTCCGTATAACATTGGTAAAGATACGTGGGATACCATAGTTAATTATCAGGAATATATGATAACTATAATTAAGAAATTGGAAATGAAATTGCGAGATAATGGTAGTTTCTTCATGTTTCACAACGACATGCAAACAATAAGTGAATTAATGATAAACATTAAAACCCATACAAGTTTCAAGTTTAATCAAATGATAGTATGGAACAAGCGATTTGAAGGATCACCGCGGAAGGGTTTCATGGATGGGTTTGTAGTAAAAGAGGATATGCATACCTTTAATAAAATGGCCGAGTATATATTATTTTATACATTTGATAATACATATAAACTAAAAGAAGCGAGAACACGATTAAAGGTAAATCAACTAACGATATCGCAAGATATTAAAAGCAAGACTGGGGGTGTTACTGGTTGGTATAGTAATCTAGAAACCGGTAAAAATTTACCTACACGAGAAACAATCAAACCGATAGAAAAACATCTTGGTCTTACCTACAATGATATTGTTCCAAAATTCAAAAACTTAAAGACTCATCATAGTGTTTGGAATTATGACATGGCGAAGCGTTGTTCTGTTCATATTACACCCAAACCAATAGAATTATTAAAAAATATCATAGCACACACTACAGATGAAGGTGATATGGTATTAGATTGTTTTGCAGGATCAGGTAGTATAGGATATGCGTGTGTAGAAATGAAGCGTGCGTGTATAATGATTGAGCGAGAGGAAAAATATTGCGAGTATATTCGTTGCAATCTGAATGTATAAATAATAATATATATTAAATGATATTAAACGAAACGGCATATAGGTAAGTATTATGTCGTTGATCGTAGATAAAGATGCAGTTATAGAGGATGTTATGTCCGCTATCAATAAGCATTACGCGGGTTATGAAAAGAATTTGAGTCAAATGGAGCATATTATTAAGCAATTGCCTTTGGTACAACAACTTATCAAGGAAAATAAAGAATTGAAAGAGCGTTTGGAAAGTGAAAATATCCACATTGATGTAAATGAAAAAAAATATACGATCTCTATAGTAGACGATATTAGAAAAGAGATGGAAAATGCCGTACCATTTACGGAATCAAATCTAAAAGCTGCTGTAGAATTGCACGAAGAATGGGAAAACATGGAAAAGCAATCAGAAGAAGAAGAGGAAGAAGATAGGGGTCTCGGGGACACATCCCCGGAAGATGAGGAAGAGGATAGGGGTCTCGGGGACACATCCCCGGAAGATGAGGAAGAGGATAGGGGTCTCGGGGACACATCCCCGGAAGATGAGGAAGAGGATAGGGGTCTCGGGGACACATCCCCGGAAGATGAGGAAGAGGAGGAGGAGGAGGAGGAGGAGCAGGAGGAGCAGGAGGAGCAGGAGCAGGAGGAGGAGGAGGAGCAGGAGGAGGTGGAAGATAGGGGTCTCGGGGAGACATCCCCGGAAGAGGCAGATGCGGAGGAGGAGGATGAGGAAGTATTCGAGGTCACCATAGGCGATAGTGTATATTACACCACTAATGAGACGAATGGTGAAATTTATGAATGTACTATAGATGGTGATGTAGGTGACGTAGTAGGAAATTATGAAAACGGTAGTCCAAAATTCACATAAATATATGGAGATAAAGTATATAAATAATTATTATATAGTATAGTATAATGTCAGAAACTGTGGCTAATTTCCATTCGCTTTCTGATAAATGGGTCTTTTGGGCGCATTTACCACATGATACTGATTGGACCTTGAACAGTTATAGGACTCTTCTTAAAGTATCAACCGTTGAAGAAATGATTGCTATACTGGATTGTTTACCGGATACGTTAGTAAAAAACTGTATGATGTTTATGATGCGTGATGGTATAAAACCAATGTGGGAGGATAAAGCAAATAGTAATGGTGGATGTTTTTCTTATAAAATAAATAACAATAATGTAAAGCAAGTATGGGACCAATTATGTTGTATGGTAGTAGGTGGATCAATTAGTTCAGATAAAAAATTTATTGAAAAAATTACAGGGATAACGATTTCTCCAAAGAAATCTTTTTGCATTATAAAGATATGGATGCGTGATTGTTCTGAGCAGAATGTTAGAAAAATTAAAGAAATTAATAATTTATCATCTCATGGTTGTTTATTTAAAAAGCATTTAAGTTATGATAAATAACGCATAAACATGATACTATCCTTATCATCGTATTTTAGATTTGCACGCACGCGAATAGCTCTTAATTTACAATAACGAATGAATATTTGATGTTGTCTAATAACATTAGTTAAATATCTTTCAGAATGATATGGTTTTTTGATTTTTTTTTGTTTATAATACTCGTCTAAATAATCAATTCGCGAACCATATATTTTCATAACAGAATAACAACCGTAAGCAATTCTATCATTAAACCCCCCTCTATAGTTACCCCAATAAGGGATAATTAAGATATTATTTAAGTGTATATGGTCTACTATATCATTTACATTTATTTCATTAACATAATATAAGTCAGGTCTTATGTATATATAATAATCATATGGAGTTTCCTTTAACCAAAGATTGGTTACTTCTTTCAAACTATTCAATTGGCGTATAGCATTTTTCACGCTTTTATATCCGTCTTTCCAAATATCGCCGTGTTTAAATAACTTATCCCAATCAAACGATTCGTCAAATGATTGTTGATTGGTTATTTTGTGTGATTTAGGTTTCAATAATTTCCATTCCTCGGTATCTAATGTACATGAGGTTTCTCCACTTCTTTGATTTGTAATAGTATTTAAATCATATGTATGTAAAAAAACATCATATGATATATTATGTTGTTTAAGAACCTTAAAAATATTTTTCTCGATAGATGGGTAGGTATGTTTTAAAGATCTGGTTAATCCAAAAAAACAAATACCCACTCTATATTGTTGATTTTCCATATTTATAAAATATTAAAGTATAATAATATAGGCATGTTAAACTCTAAAAGTATTACCATTGGTATAATATCGAATAAAAAAAAATCACCCACATCATACAATAGTAATTATAAGATATTTTTAAAACCGGTATCAATATCAATTCAAGATTTTAAAAATGCTTTTTATCCATGCAATTATTTTAAACCAAATGAATTTGTAAATATTACTAATATTGATTATTATACGATATGTACATATAAAGATTCATCAAGTAACTGCTTAGACGCTTGTGGTAATTGCTTAGACGCTTGTGGTAACTGCTTAGACGCTTGTGGTAACTGCTTAGACGCTTGTGGTAACTGCTTAGACGCTTGTGGTAACTGCTTAGACGTATGTGGTAAACCATTATCTTTATATACCCAATCATTATCAATATTTATGGATTACAATGGTATATTATGTGAAAATACAATTGAACCTAGATATTTAATATCATTTACCAATGAGGTTTTTAGGTATATCAATTTTAAAGATATACCAAAAATTGTAACATCAATGTATTGGATAAGCATCTTAGACTGGTTAGATTTAAGTACACAAACAGCATATAAGTTGTATTTAAATATAGAACTACATTATTATGATGAAAATTTTATGCCGGATCCAGTAATATATGTTTTTCAATATCAAATAAATTGATATTTAGGGATTAGAACAATAATAAAATTAAAATAAAATATTTATTATCTATATACAAATGAATGATAAATCTACCGCTGAACAAAAATTAATACAACGTAATGCTAAAGTAGAACAAAAAAAACAAAAATTATTAAAACAACTACACGATAAAAAGGAAAGAAAGCAATATATACTAAATACCAAGGTAGCAATAAAAAAAGAACAACTAGCTATAAAAGCGTCTCTAAAAAATATCCAAGAATTAGATAATTCAAATGAAGTCAATGAAGATAAAGTAATGTATATTCAATCCGATCTAGACGAACAGATGTTAAAAGTAGACAATACAAAAATATGCTTAGAAAAGGAAGTAGAGCAAATTCAAAATATAGAACATAAAGTAAAAGAAATAGAAAAAACAACAAA